GACATGGCGCCGATGTCGGCGTTGTCGGCGTTGATCTTGGTCTCCATGCTCACCAGCTCCGCGTAAGTCGGGGCAGCGGCGTTGAAGTCCTCGGTGTTGATGCCGGTGATGAGCTTCAGGCCCTGGGGCTGGTTGGTGTTGCCCAGGCCGTAGAGCGCAGCGCGGTCGATCTCAAGAGCGATCACGGTGGCCAGCTCATTGCGGACCATGGTCTCCACGTCGATGGACGACTGGAGCAACAGGCGGCGGCTGAACTCGGTGTAGGCGCCAAGGGTTTTCGGCGTCATGTTCACTTGGTTGACGGTGGGGTTGCTCTCGGTGAGCGCGCCCTTCTCAGCCACCCAGTAGGCAGTGCCAGCACCGCTTTGGGCGGGGATAGCAACAGGGCCATTAAGGCCGCTCAGCATCGTGACGCCAAGGGTGTTCAGCGCTAGGCGATTGCGCAGCAGCTCGATGAAGCTGCCAGGCCGTGCATCGGTGAACACCAGATCGCCAGCTGCGGAGGCAGTGCCGACGGTCAGATCACGCTGGAGCACCTCATTGCTGATCAGGTAGCCGCGAGCGCTGACGCCCATTTGCTGCTCAACAGCAGCGGACACCTCACGCTCAAAACCGGCGGCCTCGTAAGCAGAGCGATCGTTAGGAAACGCCTGGGCGCGGATGGCACGCAGGAAGCTGTAGGAGCGGGCTTCCTTATCACTCAGGCCGATGTCAGCCGAACCACCGGAGGCGATGGGTTGAGCTGCCTTAGGGGCAGCAGGCTGGCTGGCGCGCTTGCCGATGGCGGCGAGCACTTCCTTCATGGCCTCAGATTCAGTAGCGCCACGCTCGATCAGGCCTTGGGCCAGATCGTCAGCGGCATGAGTGCGGCACAGGCCGGTGATGCTGGAGACGCGGGCGCGCTCGTCGGCCGCAGCCTGAGCCCGCACCTCTTCAAGGTTGATGGTGTTTTCCACGGGTTGAATTTGGGATTGGGTTTGGTCTGCGGCCGGGGCCGCGATTGTGGTCTCGAGCTGGCGCCCGATTCCGACGGAGACATCAGCAGGGACCGACACCACCGAAACCTCATGGGGTTGCCATGAGGTCGCAACGATGGAGCCGTCGCGTGTCTGATCGGCGTCGTTGATGCTGTAGCCCACGGAGACATTGCGCAGGATGCCGTCGCGGATATCGGCCAGCTTTTCCTCAGCAAATGCTGAGCGGCTGAACCGAACCGCGACCATTCCGCGCCTTTTCTCGCCGTCAATCCAGCCGCGCTCAACAACACCAAGCACCTGATCTGGATTGTGATTCCAGAGCAGGGGCGCGCCATCGTTAAGGCGGGTGAGATCAACAGATTCAGAGTCGTGGCTTAGCACCTCGTCTCCAAACCACCGGGCTACCGGGGCCTCGCTGCTGAAGCTGAACTCCAGCGACCGTGATTCCTCTCCGACCGCGCTGGCATCAAATGACGCAACGCGGCGGAGCGGCTCACGGTTGAGATCTCGATGTTGCACCGGCGAGGCTGTATCTGGCATCAGGCTATGCACTACGGCTCGGTCCTCTCTGGCGTTCTCAATTGCGGCGCCTTTGCTGTTGCTCCAGGTCTGGCCAGGGTCACCGCCCCATGCCGCCCATGCCACGCGGCCGGGGCTGGGATAGCCATCCTCTCCAGGGCTGAATCCCTCGCCCTGCTTGTCAACTTCATGCCGGGCAAACCAGGCTCGCATGGTGATCACCGTGTCCGGGCTCAGCTCATCGCCGCTCAATATCTGGCTGGCCCTGGCGGCTGCCACCTCGGTGCCGCCAGGCTCGCCATCAGCCTTCCATGCTCGATAGCGCTCAGCCTCGGCGCGCATCCCGGCGGTCGGCATCAGGTTGATCTCTGTCCCGTTGACGTTGGCCATTAGCTCAGCGCCTCTAGGTCGTCTTCGTCGGGCTCGTCTTCGTCGGGCTCGTCTGGCTGATCTGGCTGGTCGATCTCGTCTTCGGTTTCAGGCGTGGCTGATGCTGCGCCGCCCTGCATGTCGTCGGCTGGGTTGGTGTCGAACTGGATGCCTAGCTGCTGGGCGCGCTCCACCTCTGCAGCGCGAGCGATGAGCAGGTCTTCCAGGTCGCCGCCTTGCTCAGCCACGATCTGCGCCTGAGTGGCAAAGCCACAGCGCACCGCTTCTTTGTAGGCAGCCACCTCCTTCTGCGGGTCCACCCAGCCCCAGCCACGCGGGAACCACTGCACGGCCTCAAATCGCTCGGGCGCTAGCTCGTAGCCGGGGAGGTTGATGGCGCTGGCGCCCACTGATGCGGCCAACCAACGCTCAAACACTGGCCGGTGCAGATGCTCAATTAGGAACTGCTGCAGGCTGCGCCAGTTCTCGCGGGCCTCAAGCAGCTCCAGCCGGCTGCTGCTGTAGTTGGTTTGGCTGTAGTCGCTGCTGAGCGTGGGATAGGGCACGCCGGTGGTGGCGCTCACGGCGCGCAGCATCGCCCGCAGGAATGGCTCAAACTGGCCGTCTGGTGCGTCGAGCTGTGGCACGTTGACGCTCTCGCCCGGGGCTAGGTACTTGAAAACGCCAGGCTCAAAATTGCTTACCCGTTCGCCATCTTCAACGTCATCACCAACCAGTTCACCTTCGGGGCTTTGGATGAAGCCCATCAGGCTGGATGATGCCCTGGCCCTGACTACTTCGGCCTCCTCAAATCCTGCTAGGTGATGCAGGCGCTTAACGGCTGCAGCGAACCATGTGACGCCTCTCGTCTGGCCGGGGCGCTCCAACAGCGCGAGGTGCAGAACTTCATCTGCGGGCACCTCGACCAGCTTGTAACCAACGCTGCCGGCGATATCGCCAGGGTGCCGGGTGCGAAATGCGTAGGCAATCGGCCTGCCCCAGCGGTCGGTCTTGACGCCCATGCGCCACTCGTTGCCATTCCCGTCCGGGCCAACGGTCTTGCCCTCGTCCACCAGGTCAGACTCAAGGATCTCCAGCGCCAGCGGAGTGCTGCCACCGCCAAAGGATTGCGGCACCAAGCGAATAAACACCTCACCAGATTCAGCGATGGCCTGAATGGCCAGGCGGCTGATCTCCACGAAGCTCAATCGGCCAGCGGTGTGGCAGGTCGATGGCCTGCACCAGCGCTCCCAGGCGCTCTCGATCTGCCGGTTCAGGCGCTCATCAAGGCGGCCGCTGCCGCGCTGCATCGGGATGCGTGATTGCATCCGAATACCATGGCCAACAACATTGCAGCCGATGGCGCGCAGTGCCTGGCGGGCGTAGGCGTTGTCCCTGACCAGCTGCCGCGCCCGATTGCGCAGCCGAACCAAGCTGCCATCAATCTCAGCGTCTGCTGATGTCGAACTGGTTACCCAGTCAGCCGTCAGCCGCGACACCATGGCGCCCTCGTAGGCGCGGCGGCGTGGTGCAGCTGGGGCCTGTGGCTGTGACTTCTTGCGCTTGCTCATCTTCCAAACCTCACGAATAGCGAGCGCGGATCACCTAGGCCGGCGGCCACCTTCTCGGCGGCACGCTCGCGGGCGACAATCGCCTTCAGCTGTGATTCCCGTTGCATCAGCTGGGCCAGGTCAGCGGCGTCAAACTTCCTGCTGCCGATCGTGTAACTTTTGGCGCCCTTGCTGACGATTGAGCGAATAGCAGCCTGCACCGCTGCTAGGTCTTGCTCGGCTTGGCTCTGGCCGTTGAAGGCGCCGGGGCTGCCGGCGTAGCTCAGGCTTGGCAAGACTTGCGTAGTGCCAGATCCCACGGTCAGCACCGTGGCGCCGCTGGTGATTCGGCTCTGCCAGCTCCAGACGCCAGTATCAAATGCAGCGGACGTGGTGGCGGTGATTGCCATATCCCAGCCGCCATCGGCGCGAGCTGTGCCGGTCACCGTGGCGCCTTCGCTGGCAGCGTTGAAGCGCAGGAAGGTAATAAACGTCCAAGCCGCTGACGTGGCAGCGTTGCCGTTCAGGTCGAGCGCAGCCGGCTCCACCCATGCCACTGTGTCGCCAGCGCGGATTGTCGCAGGGACTGTCATGGCCTCAGGCTATGGATCACCAGCCAGACACGAATCCGCCTGTCCGTGGTGCTGGAGCAGGTCGGCGCCTGGTGGTCTCGGGTGCGGCTTTGGTTAGGCCGGCCTCGAGCTGATCCCACATCGTGGCGCGGTTGTAGCGCCTGGTCACCAGCTGTAGTGCGGCGTAGGCGTACCGGGTGCAGTCGCCGCCCTCATCTCTGGCGCCTCTTGGCAATATCCAGCTGTAGACGGTCTGGCCCTTATCGCGCTTGGGCATCCGCTTCCACGGGAATAGCTCAGCCAGGAATTGATCGGTGGCCGCGGCGCCAAGGTGTAGATAACTCGGGCCGGGTTGCTCCACTCGCAGCCGGCCCTGCAGGTGGTTGATGCTGGCGTCATAGCCGACGTGATACAGCAACACTCCGCGCTTGGTGGTCTGGTTCTTTCGATTCACGTCAACCGGCACACCACGGCTGAGCAGCGGCTTGCCTTTCTGCGGCGCACCTTTCACCGGCACCCATTGCGCCGAGCGGGTGCGGCACCATTCCCTGACCTCCTGGGTAGCAATGCCGCCGTCATCAATGCCGCCCATGCTCACCCGTAGCTCCATGCCGTCTTCCCGCTTCCACTTGGTCGCGGCGATCTGATCAAGCTGCGCCAAGGTCTCGGCCTGCTGAGGGTCGCCGTCAATCTCGAAGTGGCCTAGGTGCCAACCTTCTTCGCCACGGCCCCAGCCCCAGAACGTCACCACCAACCGCTCGCCAACGGTGCCGCCGCCGCCCTGCACGTCAACGCCAGCGGTGATCAGCAGCACGCCAGCCGGCACCGTGCCTACCGCGTAGCCGTTGCCGGTGGACTCGTTCTTGCGCCGTTCGGCCAGGCCGTCGCCGGTGAGCTTGCCCGAGAGCGTGTCTTCCCACGGCAGCCCCAGCACGGTATTTCGGAACGTCTGCATCGCGTCGGGGTCACCCTTGCGCATGGCGTCGAGTGCTTCGGCGTGCTCACGCACCAGCACGCTCCAATCGGCTGCTGGGCTGTAGCTGTAGGCCGCCCAGATGTGAAACGACACCAGTCCTGGCTGCTGTGATTCAGCAGTTGGCCGCCATTCACCGCGTTCCACCATCCAGCGTTTCTTGCTGTGCGGGATCAGATCGGCGCAGTTCTCGCAGCGGTAGCAGCCGGCGGCCGTGCCCTCGCGCTCCATCTGCTCCCAGCGCAGCACCTGCATGGCCTGGCAGAACGGGCACGGCACAAAGAACCGCCGCTGATCACCGCGCAGGAATGCCTCCTCGGTCTTGCCTCCTACGAAGATCGGCGTGCCGCCCTGGCCAATCTTCCGGTCCCAGTAGTAATCAGCGCGGTTGCGGCCCAGCTTGATCGGGTCGCCCTCGTCTAGCTTGGGGTAAGCATCGACCTCATCAAACAGCACCACCTTCCTGCTCTTGCGCCGGAATGATCTGCCGCTGGCAGCGTTCACGATGTCGATCAGTCCGCCGTTTCCCAGCTGCTTGAGCAGGATCGTGTTACTGGCAGTGCCGCGGGATTTGCTCTCTGAGATCAGCCCGCGCAACACCGGGGTGTCTTCAAACAGTGGCTTGATCTCTTCCTTCGAATAGCCCTCGGCGTCTTCCTTCACCGGCTGCACGATCATCACCGGGCAGGGATCTTGGTGGCTGTAGTACTGCACCACCACGCCAAGCATCTTGGTCCAGCCCACTCGGGCGGACTTCATGATTGCGACGGTCTCCACCGCTGGATTGGTGAAGCTGTCAAGGATCTCGCGCTGATACGGCAGCGTGTTCCACTTGCCTTTCTCCGCTGCGTTGCCGGTCATCACCGCAAACTCGTCTGCGTACTGGCTCAGCTGCAGGCGCGGTGGCGGCTTAAAGCCCGCCAGGATCTGGCGCGTCAGATCTGCAGGGTTGGCGTTGATCATTGCTTCAGCTCTCCAGCTGCCAGCTCTTCAAGTGCCTCGCGGATCAGCGTGGTGATCAGCTCCACTTCTTCGGTCTCCAGGTGCGGGATGCGCTGTCTAGCCGTGCTGGCCACGCCCAGCAGGCGGGTGCGGGTGATGTTCACCGCCTGGCCCCATGCCTGCTCCACATCCTCGCGGCGTAGCAGGTGGCCCTCCTTGGTCTTGCGGTCCAGCTCGAGCAGGTTGGCCTTTTCGTATTCGGAGCGGGCGCGGCTGATGTTGTAGTCGGGTAGCTCTGCTGGCTCAGGTGGTGGTGCGCTCGCCGCCGGCTGGCGCTTGGGTGATGGCTTTGTGCGCTCGGCAGCCGGCCGTAGCGTTTGGGGTGAATCGGTGCGGGTGCGGGTGATTGCCGCCCAGCGTTGCTCCAGATTGTCGCGCTCAATCAGCGGGTTACCGTCAGGGCCTGGCACCGTGTCCAGCTCATTGCGCTGGATCTTGCGGTAGACGCTGCCACGACTTTTTAGGCCGAGCACCTTGGCAGCTTCACCAACACTGATCAGCACTAGGCCTGGCTTGTCGCACCTTGTCACAGGCTAGAAAGGTGTGACAGCTTGGCAGTGACAGGGTCGGGGATGGTGTGAGCGGGCTGCAGGGTGTCGCCTTATTGAGAACAGTTATCAACAGCGAAACCGCGGTTCGAATACACC